CATTATTAGGTCAATCAATAACTACTACTGAATTAAAGGTAGAGGGTTTAAATATCGGGATAGGTTTTACCGCCGATGACTATTACATTTATCTTGACGAGGGTGTAAGGGGTTTAAAGAATAAAGTTAAGAACTCAGGAGTATTCAGTTTTAAAACTCCATTCCCAAGTCGTGATATGATTAAGAACTTAAAGGACTACATACCAAGATACCCAAATAATAACGCATTCCCTAAACCTAAAAAGGACACGATTGAAAAGGCAGCTATAAGAATGGCTTATGCAGTCAAACAAAAAGGGGTTAATCAAAAACCCTTTTGGAAACCAACATTTAATGAGGCAGCCTTTAACGATTTAGCCGCAAGACTTGAAGATGCTTTAGGCGAGGATATCAATCTTACCTTAACTATTGAGTAGCAATAAATAACTATTAAGTTTGTTTTATAAGTGTGGCAATTACAATCAATCAACAACCGAGCGGACTTGTATCGGCATTTAATCACATTGACTTTTTAGTTGATACGAATAACACGCAACCGATATTTAGTTATCAGATTAAACCAATAGTATCGGGTAGTGCTATTGCTCAATACGTTAAACCTAAATCAATCTATGGAGATAAGGCACACTTTGATGCTCAAAGGACTATTCAAAACCAAGTAAGCTATGACATCACAGGAATAGTTAATAACACCACAGGCATCTATAAGGCGGCTAATGTTTTTAAGGAGTTTTACATTCAGTTTGCTGAGTTGTCAGGAACAACCAACACCAATGTTGCGAGTGGAAGTCCAAGCAATAGTAATACCTTAATAGCAGTTAATACTGCCTTTGAATATGAGGATACATTTAAGACTGATTATATTCGTGACTATGTTATAGATGCTTTTGCTAATAAATACTTTTTAACAGGGTTGAGGGGTGGTTCAATCCGTATAGGTTCAAATGACTTCTTTGAATTGGGTATGATGCAAGATAAGTTGTCAACCTCATTTAGTAAGTTAGAAATAAAGACTTATGGGTTTGGTGGTTCTTTAATTGGTACTTATGTAATTACTAATTCATTTGCCAATACATCAACTACAAGTGAACAATTCTTATCTTGTCAAGTAGGGACTGCAAGTTTAAACGGGCAGACCTTAGCAAGTGGCTCACAACCGATAATAACCGATGCAGTAGATAAGTACACCATCCAAGCATTGAACGCTGCTAACACGGCTCAGAGTGAATTAGTGACCTTTCAAATAGATAGAGATTGCTACAAGTACACACCCGTACGAATATTTTGGTTAAACAAAGTAGGTCGCTTTGATGCGTATAACTTTAATTTCGCAAACGATAAGAGTTATCAAGTAACAAAAGACTTCTACCTTAAACAAGGGGGTGCAGTAGTTAGTAATAGTTTTGTGCGTTCAAGTTACGAAACAGGCGACACAGCATTCAATACACGAATAGAGAGTTCAATTAAATTAAGAACTGATTACATTAGCACGATTGAAAGTCAATGGATTGCTGAGATGATTAAATCCCCTTTAGCTTTTATCTTTAATAATGGGCGTTTATTCCCGATTAAAATAAGTACAAGTTCGTACACTAATAAGGACACCCGCAAAGATGGAATGTTTATTGAGGAAATAGATGTTCAATTTACCAACGCATCTTATAGACAAAGATTTTAATGGATAGAATATTAGAAATAGGCGAGTATCAGATTGAATTGATGGATGAGGATTTAGTCCCTGTTACGAAATCCGTTTATGATGTTCAAGACCCTAACCAAAGGAAGTCGCATTTTACTAAGTCAATTATCCTACCAAGTAGCAGAGTAAACAATCAAGTGTTTAGTGGTTACTTTGATGCCTCAATGTTTATCTCAAGCAATGTTCAGTTTGACCCGTTCTACAATCCTACTAAAAAAGTTAAGGCTACTTATTATGAGGACTCATTACCTGTTATTACGGGTTATTGTCAGTTAGTAAACATTAATAAGACTAAAGAGTTAATCGAATATGAACTAATTATCTATGGAGAAAATGCTGACTTTTTTAAAAGTATTGAGGGTAGGAAGTTAAGTGATTTGGATTTGTCATCATTAGACCACCTTTATACTCAATCACAAATAGCATCAAGTTGGACTAATGCAAGTGGCTACGTTTATCCTCAAGTTAAGAATGGTAGACAGACCGATATAATAGTAAACACTATTCAAATAGCAGATTATTGGAAAGTATCGGATTATGACCTTTGGTTTTTTGTTAAGACATTGTGGGATAAGATTTGGGAGGAGGCAGGATTTAGATACTATTCAAACTTTATAAATACAGATGCTTTTAAAAAGTTAGTTTACAAAGGTAATAGTAATGGTATGGTAAGAACCGATACTGAAATATCAAATAGTCTTTGTGCTTATTCAATTACAACAAGTGGGTTATTTCCTTTTACTACAAATGGTAGTACCTTTAACTTATACACAAACAATGATATTATATTTGATGTGGTAGAACAAGATGGATTAAGTCAATATGACGATACAACGGGTATTTTAAATGTTGATGTTACCGCAGACTATGACATAGTATTAAACTTAAATCCTGTTTTAAAGAATGTAAGTGGTAGTACTTTGCCAAGTGGTAGTGTGTTTTTATTTAGTGTATTGTTAGTAACTACAAGCAATGTTATTGCAGGAGTTATAACACATCAACACGTTTTAACAAGTAGCTTAGCAAACAATGCCTCAATACAAATAAACGTACAAAACGAAAAGATAGGACAACTATTAACAAGTGGTACAAATTATAAATGGGTAGTAAAAAACCAAGCAGGAGGTACTGAGGTTTCAATAGATAGTTCAAGGTTTGATATATTTTTAACTAAGGATTATGGATTAGGAGATACTATCAATGTCAATAGTTTACTAAGTTCTGAAATGACTCAAAAGGATTTCGTAATGGGATTAGTTAAGATGTTTAATATGTATATTGAACCTTACTACTTTAGAGCTAACGACCCGAATAGTGGAGGCTACCTTACATACTTAATTGAACCGAGAGATAACTACTACACCTCAGAGATAATAGATTGGACTTACAAAATAGATTACAATAAAGAGTTTACTGTAAAGCCTATTGGAGGGGCAAAAGAAAAGTTTTTTAAGTTTACTTATGATTTAGACAAAGACTACTATAACAACCTTTACAATCAAAGAAATGGCAGAGTCTTTGGAGATGTTAATGTAGATGTTCAAAACGATTTCTTACAAGGTACTAAAGATGTTAAAATACCTTTTAGTTTAATGGTAGTAGCAAAGAACTCAGACCCAAAACAAGGTCAATATAGACCTTTAGCAACGGACTTAAAAGACGATGTAAACAAAGGTTTTAGAAACGATAAGAGTAAGCCTAAGATAATGTACTATAATGGATTATTAACGGGAGATGCTTGGGACTTTGGAGATGATGGAATAGGCACGAATAGAACAACCCGATTAACTTATCCAAGCCTTTCAACATTTGATAATACAACTGACCCTAATAATGATTTATGTTTTGCAACCCCTCAGGAAGTTTTTTACACAAACGAAAACGGACAAGTAGTAGTATCTAATCAGGGGTTATACAATAAGTATCATAGACGTGGATTAGAAGAGGTTAATAATAAGAACTCAAAGATGTTAGAGTGCTATGTCAATTTAACCCCTTTTGATGTACATAACCTTAGCCTTAGACCAATTTATGAAATAGATGGTAACCATTATAGACTTTATGAAATGAGTGATTATAATGGCAAAGAAACAACTAAGTGTACATTTTTAAAATTAACACCTATTGATGCCGTAAGTAAATCAAACGGAACAACAAGAGGTGGCAGAGGCTCAGGTGCATGGGGTGTTAATCCTGATTTGTATCATGAAACGGGCAACTTAAATGACAGAGTAAAAGGAGGGGATTTAGTATTAAGGTCAAATGTATTAACGGGAGGCGGTGTTACTTATATTCCACCTGACAAAGATAACTTAGTGATGTTGCAATATAGATACTTAAGTACTACAACTAACTTAATCTTAACAGGTGGCGAGGGTAGTCCAATTTATTTATTTGTCAATACAACCGCAGGAAACGTAACTATTACAATGCCTGACCCTGACTTGAATACGGGCAAATTGTATATTGTTAAACATGTTAATACATCACACAAAGTAATAATCAATAATTTTGATGGTACTTTATTTGAAGAGTTTTCAGGAAATAATACACATGAATATTTAATGGATGGTGGGATAATAATTAAAATAAGATAATGGCAAAGAACGTACAATTAACGATAGACATAAAGGGTAATGACTCCGTAGGTAAAGCGGCTGAGGCAACCAAGAACCTAAAAACCCAACTTAGGGAATTACAGAATGATTTGCAGTCAGGTAAATTAACGGGCAAAGCATTTGATGAGGGTATCATTAAAGCAGGTAAAATGAAAGACCAAATCAAAGACGTTAATAATAGGGTTAATGCTTTGGCAACCGATGGGGCGGATGTAATGTTAAAAGGTTTTGGGGATATGGCAACGGGTATCATTGGAGGCTTTACAGCGGCTCAAGGTGCTATGGCTTTATTCGGAGATGAAAATGAGGATTTACAAAAGACGATGGTTAAGTTGCAAGGCGCAACGGCATTGTTAAACGGACTACAAGCAGTCAATAATACTTTACAAGGGGATAGTGCAGCAGCAGTTGCCAAAACAAGTGTACAAGAAAAGATAGCTACATTTGTAAAGGGTAGATATGCAGCCGCAATAGGTAAGTCAACAGGTGCAATGAAGTTGTTTAGAATTGCAGGAATGGCTTTGGGGATAGGTGCAGTAATAGCTATTATTTCTTTATTGATTAACAACTTTGACAAACTTAGAAATATAGTTTTAAAGTTTGTTCCTCAGTTAGCAGGATTAGGCGAAGTCTTTACTAATGTTAAAAATGCAATTATGGACTTTTTAGGATTTAGTAGTGAGGCTGAAAGGCAACAAGAAAAGTCTATTGAAACTGATAAGGCTAAAAGCAAATCAATGCAAAGAGAGATTGATTTAATGGAGGCACAAGGTGCAAGTGTTGAGGCTATTTATAAAAAGAAAAAGGAGTTAATGGAACTTGATTTAAAAGCCTTAAAGATAGCGAAAGAAAAAGCAGGTGCAAGTCAAGAAGAAACGGATGCTTATGAAGATGCTTTAAATGCAATAGCCGTATTAGATGCTCAGGAAACTAAACGCAAACAAGATTTAGTAGATAAGGAAAATCAAGAGGCATCAAAGAAAAGAACAGAACAAGCAAAAAAGAAAAAAGAAGAGGAAGAGAAAATATTTGATGACAATAAAAAGACTGCACTTCAAAGAGCTAAGGACTTGCAAAATGATTTATTAAAAAAGTTTGATGATGAGCAAAAAGCATTAAAGGATGATAAAAAAGCAAAACAAGATATAGCCGATGAGTCAGAGGAAATAAGAGAGCAAAAGGAAATTGAGGCAAATCAAAAGTATGGCGAACTAATAGAACAAAGACGAATAGATGATTTATCAGTTAGAGATAAAGAACTATTTGATATATCAGAAAAATATAGAAAAGAACAAGAACTTGCATTAGGCAACGCTGATTTATTAGCACAAATACAAACTGATAAGGATAACGCTTTAAGAGAAAAAAAGCTACAATTTGATGCTGAAGATGCAGCCTTACAACAAGAGGCTGACAATGTAAGAATAGAACAGATAGCAAAAACCGCAGAACAAGCAGGGCAATTAATAAATCAATTAGCAGGTAAAAATAAAGCAGCAGCATTAACGGCTTTAGCATTAGAAAAAGGTGCAGCAATAGCAAATGTAATTGTAAGTACTCAAAGAGAAATAGCAGCGTATAGAGCAAATCCAACATGGTCATTGTTACCCGATGGTGGTGCAGCAATTAAAGCAACTAATATAATAGCAGCAAAAGTAAGAGCAGGGATAAGTATTGCCTCAATTAGTGCAGCAGGGTTAAGTGGTGCTAAGAACATAACAGGAGGTGGCTCAGGCGGTGGTTCAGTACAACCTCCCAACATAAGAGGAAGTCAAACATCTAACGAACCAACTCAGCAACCTGCTACCAAAGTTTTTGTAACGGAAACTGATATAAGGTCAGTGACTAGAAAAGTAGACGGAATATTTACTCAAGCGACTATTCAATAAAATCAACTTTTATAAATTCATATGGTATGCCATTTGACTTACATTGTTCTAAATTGTACTTATTGATTATTCTACTTTTGTGACTTGATGATAGATTGTTAATGTGAAATACAATTATAGTAGTTAATTCTTTATTAAATTCTACTTTATAAGTTTTAGGTTTACTTTCTTTAACAAAAGAAGATAAATTATCTGTATCAAATGATGTTTTAAATTTCATAATTATTTAAGTAATTTTTTATATTGAGCGTTAGAAATCATATGTAAATAGGTATCTGTTTTAAATCCTAAAGAGTTATTTAAAACCATTTTTTTAAACTCAATTCCTAACTTATAATTTCTTAAAAGTATTTTATACTTAAAATTATATTCCTTTGCGTATTTTAAAACCTCTTTGTCTGTTAAAGTGATTTTATTTGTTGCTACTAAAAACATAGCAAATATCGAGTTGCTAACTTTATCTTTCATAATGTCAGCAAATATAGTATTTATTTTTTAATTACAAAACTATTTTTAAAGGGTAACAAAAAACCCCTCCGAAAAGGGGTTTAATGCTTATGAAAAACAATCTTAAAAACATTACAAATATAGTACATTAATCTAAAAAACAATAATAAAAAATTAAGATTGTTTTATGTAGTAGATGGAATTGCCAATAATCGAATTAACGTTAGAAGAGTTAGAGCAAGGAATTGATGCCACAGCGTTAGTTGAAAATCCTGCAATACAGCGTAATTGGATGGCATTTAAAGAGCATAAGTCTTACGAGTTCAAAACTCACAACGAAGATAAAAGAATATTGGCAGGTGCATTAATGGTTGCTGATTTCCCAATGTATCGCAATATGAATGGCAAGGAGTTCTTTGTTAAATTTAGTTCTGAAACTATTGAGCAATTAGCGGACAGGATGGTATTAAACAATAAACTAACTGCTTTTAATTTCGAACACGATAGTAAGAAAGAGTTGGCAGATATGCACATCCAACAATTCTTTATAATCAATACTGAATTAGGGGTTAATACTCCGATAGGATTTGAAGAGTTGCCCAATGGTAGCTTATTCGCATTTGTTAAAGTAAACAATGAGCAAGTGTGGAATGATTACGTTAAAACAGGCATAGTTAAAGGTTTTTCAATAGAGGGCAACTTTGCGACTAAAGAAGAGTTTAGTCAACAAACATTTTTAAAAGAATTTCAAACAATAATAAATATGACAGATAAAAAAGTAGCTACATCAAAACTCGATGAGTTGGTAGCAAAAGCAAAATCTCTATTCTCAGAAGATGTAAAACCTGAAGAGAAAAAAGAGGAAGAGGTAAAAATGGCTGAGGCTATGTTGACCGATGGAACTAAAGTAATGTACGAGGGCGAACTTGCTGAGGGTACAATCGTACTATTAGAAGATGGAACGGCTGCACCTGATGGCGAACATACCTTTGAAGATGGAACGGTCATCAGCATTGAGGGTGGTCAAGTTGTTGCGGTTGCTAAACCAATGACTGAGCAAGAAATGGCTATTCAAAAATTAACTGAAATGGTTACTAAATTGGAAACTGAAAATGCAGAGTTGAAATCAAACTTTGAGAAATCAATCAACAAAGTAGAAGAGAAATTCAGCGCACAAATAAAAGAGTCAAACAAATTAACCGAAGATGTTTTGGAGTTAGTTAAGACTTTAGTTGCTGAACCTACTCAACATTCATTTAACACTCAATCTAAACCTAAGTCTTACTTAGATGGATTAACTTCACAATTCAAATACGAACAAACAAAAATAAAATAAATAAACAAATGGCAAATTTAAAATTAAAATTCGGTTTTGATACCGATAACTTAACTGCTTACGTTGACCAAACAAATCTTGAGTTATTCACTAAGGCGGTCTTCAGTAATGCGACTTCACAATACTTGAGCGGACAAGTTCAATCAGGTATCAAGTTCAAAGAGCAAATCAACTACATGGATGTAGATGTTACTCTTAGAGCTAAATCAGGATGTGGATTGACTTCATCAGGTGATGTGATTTTCGACAAAAAAGAAATTCAAGTATATCCTTTCTATGACCAAAAGACTTTCTGTCCATCAGACTTAGAAACTTTTTACACGCAACAATTCTTACCACAAGGTTCAACTTACGAGAATATGCCAATTGAGGCTGCGTTCGCTGAGTACTATACTGCAAAGGTAGCAGCAGCAGTTGAGGTGTTATTGTGGCAAGGTGTTACAGGTGGTGCAAGTGGTGTAATTGGTTTTAATCAAATCATAGACGCTGCAAGTCCAATCAATGGTAACCCTACTTCAATCTCAACAGGTACAGGTATTACTACAGGTAACGTAATCGGAATTTTCAATGGTATGGTTAACTTAATCCCTAACTCACTTGCAGGTCAAACTGATTTAGAGTTCGTTTGTGGTTGGGATACTTTTAGAAAATTGTTACAAGCGTACTTTACACTTAACAACTTCCACTATGGTGCAACAGAAGAAGCTAGTCCTTATGCGACAGGTTCTATAATTATACCATCATTTGGATTAAGAGTAACTGCTTTACATGGATTGACAGGAACTAACAGAATACACTTAACAAGAAAATCAAACTATGTTATTGGTACAGATGCACCGAATGAGTATGAGTCTTTAGATGTATTCTATGAGCGTAAAGATAACACTATCATCGCTAGATTGATTGCGAAATTAGGAACTCAAATACGTTTCGGTGATGAGTTAGTTACCTTTAAATTAGTTTAACCCTTTAATTTTATAACTTATGAGTTGTATATTAAGCACAGGATTTAGTTTGGATTGCCGCTCTTCAAAGGGCGGTATATCTAAAATCTACTTGGCAGAGTTAAGCGGAATTGGAACACCTGCGGTTTCATCAGGAATTGCTACAATCACTATGGTGGGTGGCAAGAAATTTTACGCCTATGAAGTACCCGTTGGTGGAGGTTCAGCAACATCAGTGCCAAGTGGAGATAGAGCAGTAGGTGGTCGTTTCTTTGCTCAGAACGTAACAATGAACTTACCGAAATACGATATTACCAAAAGAAACGAAATGATGGCTTTAGCTGCTCAGACAGTTGCTGCTATTGTTTTAGATGAGAATGGCGAGTATTGGTTATTCGGAACTTCAAGAGGGTTACAAATAGCAGAGGGTGGATACGCTACGGGTACGGCTGCGGCTGACATGAGTGGCTATGTAATTACCTTAACAGGCGAAGAGAAGTTAGATGTCCTTAAAATTGAGTCATCAGCTATTGCTGCATTGATAGCATAAAGTGTTGTTTTCATAAATGGGGAGGGGGTGTTGAGAGATTGACACCCCTTTTTTTAAAACATGATATTATTACAAGAAAATACCGCCAATATAGTAGTGCTTACGCTGACTGAAAAGACAACGATTAATGCACCTACTTACCTTTTTAGGTTTGTTAATAAACAGACCAATGTAGAATATGTATGTATCCAAGCGGATACAAGCACCTACAAAACACGTTATAACAAGTTTACAATAACAACACAAACAACCACTCCCAATCCTTTATTAGGGCAACTTAAATTAAGTTTAGGGGATGAATACGAATACTATATTTATGCTCAGGTATCAACTACTAATTTAGATTATAAACTATCTAATGAAATGGTAGAAAGTGGACTAATGAGATACGATAAAATTTTAACAGATAGAATAATTTTTACAAATGGAACAACAACCCGAAAAGTCTTTGGAGCGTAAATATGCGTTTTCAAGTGTGCCGATGTATGAGCATAAGACACCTGAATTTATTGAAAACAATGGCGAACAATTTATAATCAATGGCACGAATAATGAGTACCCTGATTATCTTACTTACTTATATAATAGATGTGGCTTACATCACGCTATTGTAAATGGTAAAGTTAGGTTTATTTTAGGGCAAGGATGGAAGATTAAAGATGGTTTTGAAAGTGGACAACTATCAAGACTAATTAATAATCCTAATCCCTATGATGACCTTAATGAATTAACAAACAAGATATTAAAAGATAGAAAGATATTTGGAGGTAACTTTTACAAGGTATTATTTGTAGGCGGTCAACTTACATCTATCTTTCATCAACCCTATGAACAAGTAAGATTAAGTGTCGATGGCAAAGTAGGATATGTTTCAAAAGAATGGACAAAAAACCAATCAACTAAGAAAAACTTTAAAAGTAGATATAACACACTCCCTAAAGATGTTAAGATAATACCTTTATACGACCCGAACAAAAAAGAGGGTGTGCAATTAGTTTACTTCTATGATACAAGACCCGAGTTCAGAGGTTATCCACTTCCTGAATATCATGCAAGTATAGTTGATATTGAAACCGATATTGAAGTTTCAAATTTTCACTTAGTGAATGTTAAAACAGGATTTAGTGCAGGGGCAATGATTACCTTAATGGGTGGTGTGCCAAGTCCACAAGAACAAGACGAAATAGAGCGTAAGTTTTACGATAAGTTTTGCAATACCGATAACGCAGGACAAATAATGATACAATTTGCTGACCTTAACACCGAAGCACCTAAAATTGAAAGCATTAAACCAACTGATTTAGATAAGCAATTTGAGTCTTTAAAAACAGACGTACAAGATAGAATAATCAGAGGTCATGAAGTTGTTAATGGTATGTTGTTTGGAATTAAAACAGAGGGTCAATTAGGTGTACGTTCTGAATTAGATTTAGCATGGAAAATGTTAAATATAAATTATATTGAACCAAACCAACAACTAATAGAACGTGAATTAAATTGGATTTTAAAGACTTGTGGTTTAGCACCTGCTTTAAGAATTGAACCATTAAAGGGTTTAGGGTTAGAAATAACAGAGTCAATGTTAATGGCGGTACTAAGTAAAGAGGAATTGAGAAAGATAATTGAAGATGAATTAAATATAGGTTTAAACCTTACACAAGTTCAACCTACACAATTATCAAAAAAATCTTTAGATGCTAATATGGACTCAATTATTTTGTCTAAATTTGCAATGATAGGATTAAGCGCAGATAAGTTTGAATTTGCGAGTGATGAAGATGCATTATTAAAATATATCATTGATAAGAATTTAAAAAAGTTGGACATTAACAGAGCTAAAAAAGATTTGGATTTTGATGTTGAAAAAGCATTGCAAAAGTTAATTGAAAAAAACTTAGTGGGTGGTACATTGGGCGGTACACAAACTGCACCGAACTTTGATATTAAAGAAGTAGTAGAGCCTGAAACATTGATAGAGTTTGAAACACGATGGAAGTATGCAGGTCCTGAGGACTCAAAAAATAGAACTTTTTGTGCCAAAATGTTAAGAGATAAAAAGATTTATTCTCGTGAGGAAATAGACAATTTAAACAATGACATGAAAGAATACAACACCGATGTATGGAAGTATAAAGGCGGTTGGTATCACAATTCCGAACTTGACCAAAATTTTCCACAATGTCGCCATTATTTCGCTCAAGTAATAGTAAGAAAAAAATAGTATGAGTTTAACACCACAATTTATAAGTATAGAGGTTATAAAAGACCAATCCGTAATCAATGAGAATGTAGATAGTAAACTATTACAACCTACATTAATAATGGTTCAAGACATCTATTTAAAGCAAGTAATAGGTAAGGACTTATACGCTGAGTTAATCACTCAGGTAAACGCTGAGAGCGTAAGTGCTTTAAATACTACATTGCTAACTGACTACATACAACCTTATCTAATCAATAAAGTAGTAAGTGAGTTAGTAATAGATGTCAATTACAAAATAAAGAATAAAGCGTTAATGGTAGGTAGTTCAGATAATGCTCAACCCTTAGATAGTTCAGGCATGAGTATAATTCAAACTAAGTATCGTAACATAGCAGAGAATTATAGAGTCAATTTAGTGGATTATTTGCTTGACAATTATACAGATTATCCGTTATTCAAGTGTGTTAAAAATTATTCAGAAATCCCAAATATAAATGTAAACAATGCAAGAAGAAAAAAAGGTAGATATTTATAAACTATCCGAGCAGGATTGTAAGAAATACGGATTTAAAAAAAAGAACCTAATCAAAGTAATTGAATCAAATGCAAAAGACAGCAAATCAAATCAAAAGTGAGTTTGAACTCTTAGCAAGTGGACACTATCAAATCCATTCTTTTCTTTATGCACAGGAATTTGAACAACAAGCCTACGAAAACTTAATCTATCCCTTAATGCTTGTCTATCCTTTAGGCGGTAGTCTATCAGGAACAAGCTATACAAGGAATTATAGAGTAGTTATAGCAGATAGAGTGCTTAAATCTGAGGGCAATGAGTTAGAAGTAGAGAGTGATACTCAATTAATAGCCTTAGATACCTTAGCATATTGGATGAAGTTAGGCACAAATGAGCGTTTTTCTATTACAAGTTCAAATACTATTACACCATTTTGGGAGAAGTGGGGCGATGAAGTAACGGGACACTTTGTTGACATCGGCATTGAGGAGTTTTACGACTTCAATTCGTGTGCAATTCCTTTAAGTTCAGCTATTCCAAGTCCAAGCAACCCTTGTAAAGATGCGAGAATACTAATCAATTCAGTTGTTTATGGCAATGCGCCAAGTGATACCAATTTTAATGTCGTAGTTAAAGACCAATTAGGTGCTTTAGTAGGCTCATTAATCGGTGGCGAATGGATAGTTAATACGGGTGGAAGTTGTGCTGACTCTACCTATACAATAACCAATTCAACAGGTACAACCTTATACACAGGTTCAATCCCAAGCGGTGGAACTTTAACACAAGCAATAAGCAATTCTACTTTAAATGTAAACAATAGCGCATCTACTTTAATAAGTAGTCGTTCTATCTTAGCACAAGGAACGGATAGTTATAATGTTGCTGACTCAGTTGCGGTCATTAAGGATAGTGCAGGAACAACTTTAAAAAGCGAAAACATCTTAGCAACTGCAAGTGAAAATATTACTATTAATGATAGTGTAGCAGTTATTAAGGACTCAGCAAATAACACTTTAAAGAGTGAGAATATCTTAGCAGAGGCAACTGAGAATATAAGTATTTCAGACTCAATAGCAGTTTTAAAAGATACTGCAAATGTAACCTTAGACTCAGTAAATTTATTAGCACAAGAAACGAAAAATATAACCTTAGATAATTTTAATGTAGAAGTAGAAGACCCATTGGGTAGTGTTATTTTAACGGATAGTTATTTGGCATATTCTATGAATACTCTTAACTTAACTGCCCTTTCAAATGCCAACGTAGTAATTGGAACAGGCATCACATTAACAATAAGTGCAACCGCACCATTATCTCCATCAGAAAACGATATATGGTTACAACCGATTTAAAAAATAAAAAAAATAAATAAATAAAAAATGGCAACATTCAACAAATTCAACGC